ACCAATATAGAAATTCGGGTAGTGTGGTCTTTACTGCTTTGCGACCAGTTTGGTTAAGCATAATGACACCGACAAAATGTTGCCAATCGTCGTCTACTTGTTGTTGAACCATTAGATCGTCACGCAACGGCTTAATCATTCTACACCTTCGCCAAACCAATCGTCCACTTGACGTTCTGCTTCATCTTGGGTCATTGCATGAACAAAGATACGAGCAGATTCGCCAACTGTATGTTGAATATTAAATTTTACAACACCTGCAGGAATAAGTGCCCAATCACGTTCTACAATAAACTCCTGCAAGTTCTTTGCTCGGAATATCAAATGATCAGTTAGATCCTTAGCTGTTTTCATTATTTCTCCTCGGGTAAATCCGGAAATGCTGAACTAAACGGCCAGGACGTATTAGGGTCGGGTCTTGGTTTAAGTTTGATATTCTCTTCAAGAACTTCTCCGCTAATTTCATCACACAAGTCAACTTGATATGGCGCAATAATGTGAACAGCACAGTCCTCTTCCTGCCAATCATGTTCACCATCGTAGAGCCAACCTGCACCACCTTCGTAGTAGAGTTCTTTAAGTTCTTGTTGTTCCATTTCCGAAATATCGTCACTGAATTCCCATTCAACGCTAATGCTGTCATCGAACTCACAGCCCCATCCGCAATCAGTTCGAGCATAGGCTACTGCATCACCTTCCCAAGGAAGATTGCAGTCTAAGTCGCCTTCGATAAAGCCATGCCCCCAACGATAGGTTTCGTCAATGTTAAACCAACTAATACTATCGTCGGGATTTTTACGATACATTTCTACATGGTAGACAATGCTTTTTTTCTCCAGCGGAGTAATACAATATACTTGGCTCATAATGTTCCTTATCTCGGTGCAAATTCTTGTTGTAGTTTAATGTTATCAAAAAACTCTTTTTTTGTATTTCCATCTTCCTTAAACGCACCTTTCAATACAGTGGTCTGTGTTAGACTGCTATGTGCCATAATGCCACGGTTTTCACAACAGCCGTGAACGGCCTGAATATAGACTCCTAGGTCTTTGGCTCCTGTAGCTTTTTGAATTTCTCTTGCAATGTCATTGCAAAGTTCTTCTTGTAGTGTGCCACGACGAGCGCACCATTGTGCAATGCGTGTATACTTACTAAGTCCAATCAATTTTTCTGCCGCAATAAGGCCAATATAAGCAACCCCAGTAACGGGTTGGTGATGATGACTACACATACTGCGAAGTTCACTGCGAACCACGAGCATGCCTTCATAGCGGTCCTCCGAATCGTTTGGAAATGCTGTTGCGTCTGGGGATGGTTCATATCTTCCTGCCATTATTTCATTAAAATACATCTTGGCCAGTCGTCGTGCTGTGCCTTTACTATTAGGATCGTTATTACGATCAATTAGCAACGAGTCTAACACTTGTTCGAATGCTTCTGTTGCTTCTTCAATTAATTCTGGCATAACATTACTATCAATGTATTCACTGATGTTGTCACCTGCCCAAAATCTTTTGTTATCCTGTTTCATTTTATCGCGGATAGCTTGCGATAGATTTTTACTGTTTTCCAATTTTGTTATTCTCCGAGTTAACGACGTGGATGTCATTTATACACTATTGTATAGTATTATTTAGGTTCTTGCAACCTTAGTAAAGTATTTTTCTTTACCGATGCATCGATTGTATTAAGTGACACATTAAACGATTCTGCATATTTGAGCAAGGCTGCTGTATCTTTTGGAAAGCACATGCCGCCAAACCCTAATGCTCCATCGGGACCCGGCACCTGCATATGACTGTTACCAATTCTAGGATCAAGGTTAACTAATCGAGCAACGTTATTATAATTAATACCCGATGCATTGGCTAAGGCAGCAATTTCGTTCATAAAAATTACCTTGGTAGCAAGGAAACAATTAATAGTGTACTTGGTAAGACTAGCTTCTGCCGCAGTACAATGTACAACAGTTTGCAATGATGTCTGACTTAATCTAATTACACGTTCTGCTTCTCTAATATACGCCGGCGTAGATCCGCCAATTATTGCAAATTTACCATTAGCATAATCTCTACTAGCATTAGCCGCTGTTAAGAATTCTGGTGCATGAACAAGATTTTTATATTGCTTTGATAGTTTTTCATATACAGAAGGCGGCGCAGTAGTTTTACTAATAATGACACCGTTATAGTCTTTTAACTTTTCTAGTGTGCTTTCTAAAATGCTAGTATCACAGCTACCATCTTCGTTACTTGGACTAGGTACACATACAAATACTGCTTCACAATCTGTAAGATCCTTGTAACTATGTGGTAGTCCTTTAGGCGGATCTACTAAAATTAAATTACAAAATCCAAAGTCAAGTGAATCGCGCACTGCTCCGCCGACAAATCCAAGTCCAACAATTCCGAATTTAGTTTGTATGCTCATTTAATATTCTCCAATAGTTTTTCAGCACTAAAGAAATATTTAGATAAGTCCTCGGCCTGCTTGCGTATTTGTGGAATCCTAGCATCATAATGATCCATATGTTGCATAATAGCAAAACATAGATTAGGTCTGTGCGCCAGGTAACTATTCCAGTCTTGTGTCCATTCACTGGGATACTTAAATCCTTCGTAATACATTTCACGGTATGACAGTCGATCTGGCACCATAGGAATAGCATCCACTAACGCACCTTCGTAGCAACTAATGCCCAAAGTTTCTTGCAAGTTAGCTGAGAATATCAATTTACTTTCACCTAGTAAATTGTGATATTCATTCTTTGTTAGTGGCTGATCTTGACACACAACAAATTCGTATTGTGGTAAGTGTTCTTTTAGATCTCTAAAGATTTCGACTTGCTTTTCTGGAGCAATGCGGTGTGGAAACAGAATAAGATCACGCTTGGGCATGTTCTTGTATGCTGTCAATACACTGTCCATATATTCCATAGGCCAACCAGTGAGGACAATCTTTTTAGATTGCTTGTAATTATACATAGTGCCCATGTTGGCATCTAGTAAGTTCTTAGCAAACATTTCAATATGAAAGTTTGTGGCAAAGTAGTTGTGATCAAACGCATGAAAGAAACTTTTCTCAGCATGTCTAACCCACGGCTTATCTCCAACAAGACGTCCTAAGAAGTCCTGAGGATCATAACTGCCAGCATGCCATAATCCATGTGTAACTACTGGAATGCCAAGTAGTTCACTCATGTACTTTAGGTTGACAATACCCGGGTGCCAAGCATCTGTAAACAGAAAGTGATCGCCGGGGCGAACGGCTCCGTTACAAAATAGCCTGCCCATCTGCTCCACCTGTGCTGACTTATATATGTTGGTACCACCAAAATTAAGGAAGGCACCAGGAGTAGTGGCATTAGGAATATCCGTAGGGCCAGAGATAACTTGAACATTGTGACCAGCCTTTTTAAGTAAAGATGGAACGTGAAGTTTCCACTCACCTGTATAGCGAGTGGAAACAGCCTCTAAATCAATTAGAAAAACGTTCGCCATTGTTTCGATTTTCGTAGCGCGGATTTTTACCCTTGTATCCTTCACGCGGCTTACCACGATTTGAAAAATACCGATACTCTTGAGAGCGATATAAGTCTGCAGGGTTAAAATCTAACAGGTTGAATCGGCAGTGGTCGAGCCACGCTTCTAGGTCGTCGAAGATTTTAGAAACTTCCGGTTTCATGAACAATGTCTTCTGGATGTGTTTTGGCTGTGCCATTTTATTTCCTAATAATTAGGGTTGATTAAAAAAAGTAAGTGTGGCGCCATTCTCGCCGTCTTCACTTACGTCAATCTCAGTCTTGCGACCGGGATACCTTGCAGTGATTGTCGTGTTAAGTTCACGAGCAATCATCTCACAAGATTTGTGGTTGAGTTCAAGAATGCCGTCATTGTAGCATTTCTCGAGCCAACGCTTAAACTGGATAAATTCGATGTCACGGTCGTCTTGAAAGACTTCGATAGAGACCTTAAAGTGAAAAATGTGACGATGGGGTGTTCCGAGGAAACTAACATCATATTCATCACCTGTAGCTAACTTAGGATCAGTAGCGGCTGCGGGGTACATATGGATACCTTCTTTGCGGAAGGTAACCCAAATAAGTGATAGATCTTTCATTTAATTATTTTATCGTTTTGGTATTTTGTCCAGTCTGTAAACTTAGATCGATCCTGTAGTGTATGTAGACTGTGGGACCACACACCGGGATTAGTTGCATTAAAATCTTTGTCATCAATTTTAATCATTGTATTATAATTCCATAATTTAATATATGGAATAGGTACTCGAATCTGAGGAATGAAATTATCACTTTCATTTAGTCCACCGTCATTAAATTCTTCGACTGCACTAAGTGGAATATCTAACGAACATAGATAATCTTTATCTAGGAAGAACTGAATCATGTCTTGCCAAGCATCCCATTCTTCGGGAGATTGTGGATTAAAACTATGATTAGCACCAAAGAAAATATGCTCTGCACCGTTTAAGTTTAGAGCAATTTCTTCGACAGGATGTACGCCAGTAACAAACAATGTTTTAAGTCCGTATGCCGGTGTGTGCTCAACTTCAATGCCAGTGAAGAATTGAACATTAGTTTCTTCACCAGTATCATAAGTTCGTTTCATTTACTTTCCTTTTTTAATTTGTTAAACAATAGTATAACTTAATAATTGGAAAAGGTCAAGCCTCAAATCCAGTTTCTTCCAATGCTCTGAGCTTATCGTCATCTGGATTTTCCAAATCAACTTCATCTGCATTAGTAACTTCTTCAAAAGCAAACAAATTGCCAAACGTATTTTGAGCAGGACCGCCTTGCAAACGAGCACCTTCCAACGATTTTAGAAAAGGACCTGCCTGCTCAATTAATGCAAATGCATCTGCTTTAGAGTTAGTGTTAAACAAATCATCGATGAAACTGCTAAAGTACAAAATGTTGCGAGGAACCCAATCTGAGTATTCGTCACTCATATCTGAACCTTTAACTTTCTTCCAATGTTTCCAAGATAATTTATCTTTAGTCTTTGCAATTTCGATGTCCATTAGCTGTTGAGCCCGTTGTACAGCAACAATATGACATTCTACATTATGACCCATCATCAGTGCATAGGCAAAACTATCCCACGATGTTTTATTAGGAATCTTACCTAATTTGTTAAGTTTAGGAACAATATGATAGTGTTCTGGATTCAAGTGATCAAACTTAGTACCATTTAATTCTGCATCTGTTTTGCGGTCGCCTAGATCATAATAGGCAATGTCTGCCATTGTTAACCTGCGGCCGATCGACGATTCGAATGGGAATGGGATGTCGCTTCCTGCAAGTGATTTGTTGTCTGGGGCCTTGTCCATAATAACACTCCACCTTTTTGGCGTGTGGACTGCATTTGTGTAGACAAGTCCGTGCGCTGTTGCGATGAACGGTGAGGCGCAGTCAAAAGATATGGTAAGCTCTTCATTGATATGTTTCCTAATTTGTCTTTGAATTAACGTTAAGTAACAACTCCAGTCAAGTTGCGCTGTACCCAAGAAGTGGATCCAGTTTTTGCCCTTCAGCAAACCATCTTCACGCAAGGTCATTAGACGCTTGAGTGTAATATCCATCTTGCACATGTTGGCACCACCAAAGGCCCAACCTTCTGCTTCACGACCTTCATACTTACCCTTAGGGTCACTAAATTCTTTAACACCGTCGTACCATTTCTCGGCAGTTTCCCAGTCACTACCTTGCAGAACATTAAGCCATTTAGTCTGACCTAATCGATTCATTAGGAAGTAATCGTTGTTGTAACGTGTTTTATCTAAACAATCATCAAATGTTTTTAAGCCTGTTTTAGGACTATGAATGTGATCACATGCCCAAGTCGGAACGTCTAACATCATGGACCAGTCAGCAGTTACTTCTAACCACTCTAGAATCTTCTGACGAGTCTTAGTAGCTTCTTTACCTTCGAAGTCTAACCAATCGAACTTAAGAACACCTTTACCAATTTGGTATCCTCCCGAGTCACCTAAGATCATTGTGTTACCGCGATCACGTTGTTGAATCATTGACTCTTGTGTCTGTGCTTTTACAACATCTAACTGTGCGTGACCTGCCGAGTACAGACCGTACTTATATGTGAAATATCCTTGTTCAGGATTTAGAAAGTTCATTCCCTCGATGCCACGATCAAAGCCAACTGGCATACGTTCGTCAGAGATAAACTTTTCTAAACGTTGCTTGGCAACGTAGGTACTGTAAAAACTACTAATAGCTGGCAAGTAGACAGCGTAGTCTTTCTGTAGTGGGGTTAAATTAAGTTGTTGTTTGCTCATCTTTGCTCAATATTATTGTTGCTTTTAATTGTTCAGCGGCACGTTTCATATTTTCATACGCTGCCTTAACAGCAGGATGACTTTCTGACAATTTTTCTAATGCTGCTTCTTCGGCCATTTTATTCATTGCCCAAGATATTGCAGATTGGGCAGTGTTATTTAGGCTTACAGTAGGATAGCTAGGGGCTATTTGCATCCAGTTATTTCCGTCAAATACCTGCATGTCACTGCCGCTGATACGTATCATACCTTGCATAGGATTATTAGTGTTGGCATGAATATAAGGCATTGGCGATGTACCACCGCCTACCTCAATAAACGCACCGCTAGCTATATCTTTTATCATGCGTTAGCTGGAATAATATATTTGTAAGTAGCAAGTCCGCTATCTAATGTAATTTGCATCGCACCTTCATTACTAAAACTAATTTTAGCATTATTTGCATCTGCAATTTTTAGAATACTTAACACACTGCTAACAGGCCATGTCCATGCTTTATTTAGGTTACCCACAACATTAGTTGCAAAAATAAATTCGCCGCCGTGTGTGCTTTGATCACCAAAAATAAACTTTAGATTACCGTTTTCAGTCTTTGCTAAGAAAGTAGTGTGCTCATTATTTGCACTGGCTTGGAAGTTAAATCGTTGTACAGATTGTAGTGTAGGAGAAACTTCTACATCCCACTTAACACCTTTGAATTTAATTGTCTTTAACTTTTCGTTAATGATTTCGGTGTTCATAAAACGATAGTCGTTCTTAAAATCACCTGCCTTGTTTTCAAAGTGAAGGCCGACTGGAATTTCTTCTCCGTTCCTTTGACCTTTAACTACTTCGATAGTTGCGTCTTCTTTGTATTCTGGACAATCTAAATGATACTTTAGTTTGTTCAATTGCGGCATTCCAAATACGCCAATCATATCTGGATGTGGGTTTGCAGTTTCTGCTTGCATAATAACACTACGGTCATCTGCCATAGAGTCAATTGCGGTCTTTTTATCGTCCCCTGTAATCTTTACGATATTAAGGAACCCCAGGTTATGGGTGTGTTGTACGATGTCTTGTAAAATGTCTTTCATTTGTAGATCCTTTTGTTTAGTTTAGTTAGATTTAACAACAATGTCAAATGTTTTTTCACCTAAAATTGAAATTTAGGCTAATTCTATGTTTACTACTAGAGTAATGGTTAATGGCATGTATGGTTTCTTTAGTCATTATCATTAGATTGGGCGGATTGAATGGCACTAGAATAATTTCGTTGGTAACATCGTGAATAAATTTGAATTCACCTCCGCAATTAATATCTCCGTCTAGCCAAATAATACCCATATACGGATCCTCGACTATGGTGTCTTTATTAGCACCTAATCCTACTTCGTTATGCCAATCTAATCCATTCATAACCTTATCATATTTGATATAATTAATCCATCCTTCGGAAACAATTACCTCTTCTTTGTCTAATATATTCTGTAAGAAAATCTTAAAATCATTTTTGAATTCCTGAGATAAGTCTCGAATATATTTTTTATTTTGAAAACTTAGATTTAGATCTAAACTAGGTTCTAATCTAGCTAGTTCTTTTTCAAAAAAGTCAGGCAACTGACCCAACGGATAAAGTTTATAGAGCTCCATATTATTCAAAGGTGAATAACGATCCGAATGTATTAGTTTGTGTAGTGGAGTCTAAGTCCCATTCCAACACACCGATTAAGTTATCAATTTTATTATTAATAATAACTGCTTCCATTTCAGCATGATCAAATGGCAATTCCTGGAACCATTTAGGTAACCGCATTTCGTCTACCGGATATGCAATTGAAGTGTATCCTAGTGGATTATCCTTTACCTTGCACACGATAACTTTCATGCCGTCAACAATACCCATACTGTATTTGTCTCCGTTCATACGTTTTAGAGTATTCCAATTAATGGCAGCACGAACATGTCCTGGCATATTGATCTTTCCTGACTTTGCTTCTCTTGCTTGATAGTCTGTAATGTTGTTGGCACGTTTCGGTGATCCTTTCTCCCAACCAGGTCGAGCTTTGAACTCTGTTCTAAACTCACTGATACGATCTAGAATTTCAGTCTCCTGAGAGCCATTGAGAACTTTGGTTAAGACTTCAGTTAAAAATTCCTGCATAAATTCAGGAGTGTCACTACGCTTAAGATCAAGACCCATAGCTTTAATCTCACCCGGTTTCCCATCAGTATCTTTACGTTTGCCTTCTTTGTCATACACTAATACTGCATATCGCTTTTTAGTAATAAACAATCCTTTGGCTGCAACAATTTCTCGTCCTGCTTTAATAACTTCACCACGCGACTTTGGACAATGAAAGCTGTCTAGCATAAACTGCGGGAAAGTACTGTTTACTTCGTTAGCCACACTATCATACAGTTGAACTACTGATTCTTTAGTCCAACTGATTTCTCCTCGATCTATTTCTTTCTTAAGACTGGCATAAGCACTGAAATAAGCAGAGTCAGTATCTCCATAGATAATTGATTTACCTAAGTGATCATAATCACCTGTAATAACTTCATTTATTTTTGAGGCCATATGACGAGCAATTTGTCGTCCTGTAAGAGTGGTCGATTGACCAATGCGATTGTCGAAAAACCTACAACCAACGTTAAGAATAGCACCGTACAAACTGTTAAGATTAATCTTTTTAACCAGTTGACGTTTATCCCAATATTCTTCTTCAATTTTATTTCCTGCATTAATTGCTACCTTTAATTTTGCCTGCATGTCTTTACGTTCGGCATACCAACGTTTTAATAAACCAGGAATGACACCTTCCATCTCATGAGTAAAAATTGTACCGTTAGCACTTAACATCCACGGCTTGCCGCTGTTATAAATTACATCATAAATCTGTGCTCCGCTCATTACATCGGATTCACCGTTTTCCCAATCGACTACAATTTCGTTAGTCTTGTCTTGACTCATCACTAATTCATATTCGTCTGCGCCGAACTTCCCTTCCCATGCAGCCGCAAAACTAGAACCTTTGGCAATCTTTGCATCAATATATGTTTTAGTATAGTCTTGACGTAGTTGTCCAATAATAGTTTCCGGACCCATGTTAAGAGCACGAATGACAGACGGATACAGTGAGTTAATATCCATTGAGCCGATATAATCATGCAATCCCTTTTTGGGATACGCAACATACGCACCCGCTGCTTGATTGGTTGCATTCTCATCACGCTTAGGTCGACTTGGAACAATCAATCCTCTATGGTGAGCTTCATTCACAATAGCCTGCTCAGTAACTGCTACGGCACCCATTGTAGTCTGTAGCAATACAGTACATTCGTGTGCCAATGTATTAGCTAAATCAATAAATTTTAATTTATTATCTAACTTGTTTAACAATGCAGTATCTTGTCTGTTGTATTCAATGAACTTACGGAAGTCGTTGTTGTATAACTGATCCAACGTACCTTCGTACTGCGTCTTAGTTTCGCCTACCTCCATCTCTCCAATGGCATCCAGTCGATAGGTGTGACGTTCTTCATAGGTGTACTTGCGGTACAGCTCGAGACTGTCCAGATGAACACGACCAACAAGATCATAAGTAACAGCCGCTTTTCCATATTTCTCATACTCTCTTTTCTTGGGCATTTGACCCCACAAACACAATCTACGAGTGTCTTCTTTACTAAGTGTTTTAATAATCCTATTAACAGTATATGGCATATCGAAACCTTCGCTATTCCATCCACTTAGCACATCTGCATCTTCAATTAGGTTAAGAAATGTGTCTAACATTTCTGCTTCTGTTTCAAATAAGATTGTATTTGGAAAGTCCTTAACCTGCTCAGTTGCCTGTTCCATAGTCAGCGTCTTTGGCGGCACTGCAAGGCACACTAACATGTCTAACCATTGTAGGTGAACAGCGATAGCAGTAATTGGCATAAACGCATCGTCAGGTGATGCATAGCCACGTTCTGGATCAAAGTCCACCTCAATGTCCCAAAATGCTACATTGAGTTTTGGGGGTTCCTTACCGAGATAGTTTTCTTCTAAGGTACGAAATACTGTGTTAATATCACTTTCGTATAGTTTTTGATTATTGTGAATTCGTATCTCTTTTTGGAATTCTTTATGACTCTTGGATACGACTTTAGACAGGCTTTCGCCGTAAATTGATCTGTACTTACCCCTAGCATCTGGGTGATAAAATACATAACGTGCTGGGTATTCTTGATAAAGCCTACCCTTCTTAGGGTCTCGCTCGACAATCTTAACGATGTCGTTATCGCGATCCCAAATGGCATCAACATAACTCATTAAATTTTACTCCTTACCGCTTATGGCCGGCAACCTTCTTTGTGATCATTTATGGCTGATCAAACCTTTCTTTTAATTAATTAGCATACGAACTAACCCTACTGAGTCAATAGTGACCAGTAAGATATAGTTGGCAATCATCCCAAAACTCTTACGAGTATAAGCAGCCCAAGCATAGAGACCGCAGCCGAGGATCCATATAGGGTACAGAGCAAGTAAGGGCGGAGTCGGGACTGTGAGAGCCATGGTAATGCTACACCCAATTGAAATGCCCCAAGCAAGCAACTCAATGCAGAAACGAAAAGGATGAGTTCTGTAGTCATCCTTAATCCATTGATAAACATCGTAAAGGATTGTGTTCATTAGTCTTCACGACGATTCGCATGTCCACTGATATCAACAATAGTTTCAAGATCGTCAAATTCACGGAATACTTGATCCCATTGATCTTTTTGTGCAATACGGATTGCTTTGCGAATAACACTAGGTTTTACTTCTAGTTCTTCTGCTACTGCTTTAATAGTTTCATTCAATCCTTCTGTAAGGTCTTGAATTTCCTGCATAACAGTACAACCTTCTGCGATGATTTGTTTGATTTTTGCTTGTTCTGGTGCGCCAAATGCTTTGCTCATAATATACTCCTTAAGTATTAATTATACTTAGTAGGCAGTGTAAAGTCAACAATTATTTAGGTTTACTAAACCAAAGTTTGAACCATTCTTCAGTTCCGGGCTTAATGTTTTGCTCTCGCATAATTTTTGCCTTTTCATTTCCGCTGTTATCAAACTTAGTTTGTATTTGGGGAGCGATTGATGTAATTTTGGCAGCACCTACATGTTGCCACATTGGATCATCTTCTGGAATGAAACAATCGTCCTCTGATTTTGGAACTACGTCCGAAGTATCAAATTTGAATTGTCTCCAGCCGCTCATTTTTTTAGATCTGATTCTAATAGCTGAGAAAGACGTAATTCATACCAATTGGATTCTGCTACACCTTGCTTCGGATCCATGCCCATTTCTTTTTGACTTAGCAAGTAATCCCAAACGCTAACTAACATCATTTCTGCTTTGGCAATCTTCTCTTGTCCCCACTCCGGCAAGTTGTCATTCTTCTTAATGGTTTTTAATAGTCCGTCAACAGCACGAGCCATAGTTCGTAGATTACTCTGGGCCATACCCGCTTCGTCATCATACTCGCCATTGAAGCCTTCCGCCACACCCTCACGTTCCATTCGAGCGGCATAATCATTAGCTCTGCGCTCTTTATGTTTGAGCATTAGTTCTAAACGCTTTTTAGCATCCGGGTCGCCAGTTTCTGCTTTTTTGCGAATGTTAGCTTCGTGGTTAGATTGTATCTCTCTACGATGTTGTGCGCTAACTGAATTTGGATTGTATCCTTCTGCCGCGGCTTGTTCAACTTTGCTCCAATATAATTTTCGACCATCTGCTAAGGTTGCCATACACGGACCGTCCTGCATTTTAGCTACCATAACTTTGGCATTAGGAAATTTTTGTTTAACTAATTGCAACCATTGAGCTTGTGTTCGACCTTTTTTATCAACGCCTCTAGTCGGAGTAGATAGTTGTTGAGGCATCATTGAATCAAAGTGCCCTGGAGGAGTCCGTGGTTCGCCGCGTTCAGTCATACCTTGTTCTGGTTTTTCTTTCTCTGCTTTTTGTTGATTGAAAGTGTCTAACCAGTATTTGTCATTCTTTTCTAAATAAGCTTCTGCTTCTTTTGCACTTAGATAAGTCTTCCATTCTTGTGCTCGCCATCTAAAACTAGGTTTTCCTTCTAAGACTGACTTTGCGTGTAATATAACAAATTCTTTAACATCGGCTTCGTCACCTACTTTAGATGCAACCCATTTTTTAATTGCTGCCGATATGCTCTCTTCATCTGCACTAAAGAAAGATTTTAGTTGTTGCATAATAGTAGGTGCCGCAAGCGCAGTCATGCCTAATCCAGAAACTGCTTCGCCGGCTGTTAACGCAGTTAACGCTGTAGCCCATCCACCTGCGGCTGCAACCATAGGAGCAAGTACTCCAAAAGCAGCTAGTCCGCCGACGCCGCCCGCTACTGTTAACCACGGAAATGCTTTTGCAAACCTACTGCCTAATATTCTCCAAGCAGTTGCCCACTTTCCACTAGGATCCATTATCTCATCTAACATTCGTGCATTTTCTGTCATTCGTTCTAATCTAATAGAATATGATTCAGCAACTTCTGTCGATTTATTTTTATGTTTCTGTCCACGAACTTGAGTTGCCACTTTCTTCTTATCTTTATGTTCGCCTGATCCTGAGCCAATTGCTTGATGCGCTTTGGCCACAGGACTTCTAGTCTTTGTAGTGTACTTCATGGCCTTGACGCCTTTTTTATGTTCTTGCACTACAATAGTATCTGGATTTATTCTGCCTAATGATGAAGCCATATTGCCTGATGAACTTGAACCACCCGATGCAGCCTCAGTAGGTGCCTGATCAGCACTACTTTTAGTAAGCATAATCTTGCCTTGCAATTCTGGTTTGTTTTTAATAATAGCAAGTGCGTAGTTGTTAGCACCTTTCTTCATATCAAAAACTTTTGGTTGTCCCTGGCTCTTTAGAATTTTACCATCTATGCGTAAGTACCACGGACCTTGATCTCGTGCTTGCAATTGTCTTGTATATTCTTGTTCACGTTCCCATTCAGCTTCGTGCTCATTACGCTTAAAATCACGTTTACCTTGATCCATTTGATCTTGTTGATAACGATCGTAATCAGTAGCGCTCATAGTATCTGGATTACGACTACCGTATGGTCCTGCCTCTGGCAATAAATTTGTTATTTTCATTTGTTCTTCATCCAATTTGCTACTGGGCTTACTACATTAGTAGACTTTAATTCCTGGCTTTCCATGTCGCCACCATTGATATCTTGATATTCTGCCCCTACAGCCTTGTATGCATCTTTCAACATATCTTGTTCTATTTTTGAGTAAGGATGAGTTGTTTTTTTCTTACCTATCCAGCTTTTAGAATCGATATCAAGTGGAGTTTTTCCATCAGCACCTGCAACTGCCATACCCAATCTGTAAGCAGTATAGTCGCCACTTACATGCTCTCCGTCGCCATAGGTGTTTATCCCTCGGCTAGGTTGTTGAGCACGTTTGCTAATTTTTCCATCTTTCTTTTCGACAATAAATTCTGTAGCTCTCATATTATCCTTGTGAGCTAGCAGTTAACATCCAACCGTGTTTACGATGAGCATCAATTCTTTCAGCTATAAAGTTACTAAACCCATATTCTTGATTTTGCTCAGATACTTGATAGATTAATTTAAGAATATTAATCATCTTTTCGTTGTCTTCTAACAATTCTTTTTTCATTTGCTCTAATGGTAAGATTTCTGTTTCGTCATCGATCTGTGTTAGCATACTAAATCGAGTATAGCTTCCGGGTACAAATGTTCCCATCTTACGAATATTCTCTGCAAATGTATCTATTGTGCCGTAAACTTCTTCGTAGATTTTTCCAAACAAACCGTGATATTGTTCAAAGTCGTTTCCCACAACGTTCCAATGAAAGTTGTGCGCCTTTAGGTAAAAACTAAAGGTACTTGCAAATCCTACTTTAGCAGCTTTTTGTAATTCATCCATTGTATTATCCAATTATACGTTATTTATTTTCTAACAACCTAATAAGGCTTGCCATCTTATTTTCAATGCTTTCGCTAACTGGTACACATTTGTCTTTACCGTTTTCAGTACCGTTGTACCGATGCCCCTTCCAACAGGCTTTGCCATCTGCACCTTTTTTCTTGCCTTCTTCTACATCTTGTTGAGGTTGTCTAATAAACTTTTCTATAGCCTGTTTTACACCATCTGGTGCAGCATCCCATCGTTGTGATTGACCTGTGCTATCAAAACTTGAACCTTGTGGTTTTAATGCAGGATCTACATAACTTACTTTAACATCAGTGAACGGAGTAGGACTTCGACCGTCAGTGCCCGGCCTATAATTAACTTGTACCATCTTGCCGTTGCTCAATGTATAATAGTCAGTGCTGGGTTCAAATAGTTCAGATACAGATTGTTCTTCAGCCGATCTTCTGTATACTTGTTGTACTTTTTTGCCCCCGTTTCCTCTTTCTATTTTGTCGGGATTGTTAGGTTTTTCTTTTTCAAAATACTTACGCATTTCTGCTGAACTAGTTGTAGATTTCTTTTCAATAGAGTGTTTAGGAGTTGCTAAAAAACTCATTACACTTTCGTCTTTTGGTGCATCTGGCTTTTTATTTTTATTAGCAACATCTTGTTTAATTTGAGCCATATACTCTTCGCCACGCTTACGACTTGCAGTACTTTTTGCCTGCTGTTGATCCCATGCACGTTGTAATTTAACGGCAGCACTCATTCGAACTGTTTCTTCTAGTTCAATTAATCTAGTTTCGCTTAGTGATCGTTTAATCAAGAATTTCTCCAATAAATCATAATATTCGTATCTAACATGATTTGCAACAATTTTCTTTTCAGGATCAATACCTGTAGCTTGTTTGAATGCCTCTTTGTCTTTTTCTAACAATGCGGTCTTTAGTGATTTATCGTGTCTATAATAAGGAACTGCTCTTCTTGTAATTCTTTCAAAATCATAATATCCATGCGGACCTTTGTGGCCGTTGTATTGTAAAACTTTTTTGTATTCTGATTCTTTATTAGTACAAACAAACAATTCAATCTCGCCGGTTTCTTTATAAGCTTCGGTAGCTAATTCTAATAAATTGTTTACATTTTTAATATGTGTCTTGACTTTAGGCCATGCAGTTTCCATGCAGACTAATTTAATTTCATACGGCAGTGGATTTTTAGAATCTTTACGTTTCTTATCGGTACCTACAAACCAAAATTTAGTCTTAGCAGCTACCTTCCAGCCATCGATACTATCTTTATCAGGTGGATTATATGTATCAAAAATAATTGATGCTTGCGGCTTAACTGATTCATTTACTGGCGCAGGACTTTGATGTTTGTTAACTCCTAACACATCACCTAACATGTCTAGACTTGCTAGATATTTCTTTTGACTATGTGCTGCTCTATCGGCATCCCAATCTGATTTGTTACCTGTAAAATTTTGATAATTGTCAGCATACTTGACCATCATTGCTAGTTTATTGCCGCTGGCAATAATTGCTTTGATATTATCAGCATAGGATAAGTTCTTATTTTTTGTTAATAACTGTACTGCCTGTACTACTTCTGGTGCATAACCCATCTTAGCTAGTTGTTCTAATTTGTACGGAGTATCTTCTACTATATCGTGTAGTAATGCAACTTTGATAGCATCTGTAGTAAATGCAGAACCGAAAAATTTCTTACCTGTAGATGCAACTGATCTAGGATGGCTAATATACGGCTTATCACCGTATTTTTGTTTACTGTGAGCTTTGGTGGCAAATTTTAGAGTTTTACTCACGTCTAACTCGTCAACTTGATCTTCTGCTACAGGTGCTGCACCTTTCTTAAGTGGTACCATACTCATGCGTTGCTTGGCTTTAAGCATAAGGTCTTTAACTTCCTCATCACTTAAATCATCAGGCATATCTCTTCGCCATACTGCAAATTGTTCTTCTTCACTCTTGCTAGGATCTAGCAATACCTGTCGCATCGGTGTGGCTCTAGGACCTTCTTGATATTCTGGTCCATCTTTTACACTGCTAGGTTCTGTTGTATCTTGTCTAGAAATAATTTCTAAATCTGTTAATCCTGCTCGCTGATAGGGAGGAACACCAGACTTATCAGGCCTAGTCAAGAAACTAAAGGAAGCCTTTTCTTGTTCTCCTACAATTAAAATAACTTTAGTAAATCCTTCTCCGGCAATTTTGGCCAACACTTTATCTAATGTGCTAGCGTCTGGCGTAGCTACACTAAACACTTCTGCATTTTGAGGAAATACCTTGCGATATGTTGCTAGTTTTTCTTCAGGAGATAACGGATCATCTTTAGTCTTTGTAAATGTAGGCTTGTCAGTCCATGGTTGGCCTGTTGCAGGATCAACAAGGCTAGTCCTTGATACTACAAAGAAAGGTTTGGCATTCTGTTGTTGTGCATGGTGTATAACAGCTTTAGCCAATAGCATATGACCTTTATGCCCCATACCTCTACCCCAACCTAGCACAGCCGATTTAGTACTTTCTTCAAATAAACTTGTTAATAACATTATCTTTTCTCCGGCGCCCAATCTGCTTGACTAATAGCTTTGACAAATTGGCCTGTGTCCGGGTCTTGATAAACATACCCTTCTGGTTTAGTCTGTCGTATGCCGCCATGACTGCCTGCACTTGTTTTCTTATATAGATCTAATTTAGCCATACTTAATTTCTCTACAGCAGATAATATTTTATCTAATCCTGGATCGTTGACTATTTTTCCTGCTTGACCTGCTGAAAGATTATCCTGCGCCCACTGTTGAAACTTTTCTTTAACGCCTGCTACTCGTAAATTTTGATTATAAAATTTATAAAGAATATCTCCAGGTTTGCTCAATCCGGGTTTTGGCGCCACAAAGTTATCAATTGCTCGGGCGTTTTGTTTAATAAAATTTTCAGCTTCGTCTACTAACGAATTGTCGATACCTGGTGCCTGCTCAACATATGAAGTACCTTGTACAATCACATCTGGTGTGCTTAATTTAGGTGCATCGGGATATCTGCTTTCGTCTGAACTACCTAGGCTATCATAATATCCTGTAGCTGCAATCATTATCTTAGCCTTGCCTATACGATTACCTAACTCGCTATCTTTATTAATGTGAAAACCTGTAATGTTAGGTTTGAAATCGTATTCATTTGTTTCGGGATTAAACACAGCCGGCTTGTCCGGACTGAATAATATGCCGCCCTCTATGTATCCCTTG